AAGAATCAAAATCAGTTCTCCAGCAAATCGCCATCACTGACCTCGGCGAAAGTGGAGAGCTGGCGCGCAAACAACTTGGAATCCAATGAATCAATCAAAGATCGACCGTGCGAGAGCATGGCTCAGGAACACGCCGGGAGCCGTCGCTGGTCAGGGCGGTCATAACGCAACCTTCGCCGTCGCAACCGCGCTCATACACGGCTTCGAGCTATCGCATGGCGAAGCCGAGACGCTCCTGCATGAGTACAACGCGAAATGTCTGCCACCGTGGAAACCTAATGAATTGGCCCACAAGGTGAATCAGGCGATGACTGTGACGCACGACAAGCCAAGGGGATGGCTTCTATCCGCGCAAAGCGGAACGCCCGTCTCAACGACCGGCAAGTTCGTCGTGCAGAAGATCCAGTCTGCACCTGAGCCGCCAGCGCCATTCACCACGAGCGACTTCCTGAAAGCCTGCTTCGAGCCAGATGAAATTGTCTGCATCTGCAACGACATCATCTGCGACGAGGACGGTAGAGGTAGGCCAAACTCCAAGGGTACATTCCTCAAGCGCGACGAATGGATTAAGAACCACTTCACGCCGCCCATCAGCAGCATGTGGACGAATGAGGATAGCCGTGGCGCGTACGTCCGCATCAACCCGTGCATTGAGGAGAACGGCTCTGATTCCGGCGTTGCAGCGTTCCGCCATGTCCTGGTTGAGATGGACGAGAAGACCAAGGATGAGCAATGGACGATCCTCAAGGAGTCGAAGCTTCCGCTATCGGTCGTCATTGATTCCGGCGGCAAGAGTCTGCATGGTTGGGTCAGAGTCGATGCGTCGAACAAGGAGGAATGGAACGAACGTCGTGATGTCGTCTATCGCCAGCTAGAGGCTCTCGGCATCGATCCGAAGAACAAGAACGCGAGCCGGTTCTCTCGGTTAGCCGGTGTAATGCGCGATGGCAACGAACAGAAGCTCTTGGCCATCAATGTGGGTTCGGTGAACTGGGACGCCTACACGGACCATCTGGAGTCGCAGGACATGCCTCAAGAGTTCACGCTCCAGAGCATTGTCGATTACGATCCGCAGAATGATCCTGACAACCTTATCGGCGACAGATGGCTACGACGCGGTTCATCGCTTCTCTTTGTCGGGCAAAGTGGATGCGGCAAAAGCTCGATGGCGTTCTATCAGGGACTGAAGTGGGCCATAGGTAGTGACTGGTTCGGCGTACAGCCTGTTAGACCATTGAGAGTGGCCTACGTCCAAGCGGAGAACGACATCGCTGATCAGCATGATGCTCTTAAGGGAGCTTCGCAGATGGTGTTCGGTAGCGACTGGGTGAACGGACTGAAACGAGCGAACATGCTATTCTTCCGTGAGGCAGTTCGTACTGGGGCAGACTTCACGCAAATGCTGCGTCGCCTCATTCGCAAGACGAAGGTGGACATCGTCTACATCGATCCTCTGCTCTCCTACATCGGCGGCAATCCATCGGATATCGAGGTATGTGCCAATTTCACGCGTCACTTGCTCCAGCCGATTATGATCGAGACGGGAGTCGTCATCGTGCTGGTGCATCACTTCCCCAAACCAAAGGGCAAGGACGACAAACCTGAGAGCGTGGCAGACATGGCCTACTCAGGCTTTGGATCGTCGGACCTAACGAACTGGGCTAGAGAGGTGATTGTAATGAAGGAGATAGGATTCAATCAGCCGCGACGCTTCATGCTCGGAATGGCGAAGCGGGGAGATAGGTCAGGCTTGCAGGATAAGGAGCAGAAGAAAGCAGGCTCGATCATCATCCAGCGCGGCGTCGGTACGATATCATGGGATTACGCACCGCCCGAACAGTTCGTTGTTGATAAGTCCACAGCGAAGAAGCCGTGGACAGGCGGACGACCTAAGCGTTGAATTTGACTTTACCATACTTCTTTCTACGCTTGTTTTATGCGCCAGTTCAACTTGATGTGTAAACGATGTGGTTGCGAGTTTGTCGGAAAAAGCGGGGCAGCTACAACGTGCGATAACTGCCGCAAGTGCAAAGAGTGCGGAAATGTTTTCAGATTTTCGCACCATCAGTTTTGCTCTCAAAGTTGCTCTGCAAAATTTAATTATAGGAATAATTCAAAATGTAAACAGGCCGTAGACAGGAGAATTTTTGTAAAAACATGTGACAGGTGCATGCAGCAGTTTGAGGCAAAAACAGGAAGCAGAATCAGATGTCAAAAATGCTGCGTTTGCAAAATCTGCGGCAAGCAGATGCCTAACGCATCGGATGATTTCTGTGGAAATAGCTGCGCTGGTAAATGGAAGTACAAAAATAGCGACAAAGTTAAATCCGCTTTGATTGTTGGAATTTACTGCAAGCAAAGAGGGCTATCTATTTCAAAAGCAAGAAAAGGAAAACCAAGACACGACATGAGGGGAGATAAGAATCCGAGATGGAGCGGTGGAACTTATCGAATCGAAAGACATGTGGAGATGGGCCGAGTTGAGTATTCTGAGTGGAGAAGGTCAGTGTTCGCTCGTGATGGATTCAAATGCATGAACAAACTATGCACCTCTGGATCTTCAAAGCTGCATGCCCATCATATCCTGTCTTGGAAAGATCATGCCGATAAACGGTACGACATTGCAAACGGAGTCACTGTTTGCGTTCCATGCCACAAGATGATTCACAGCAGCAAAAGCTGCTTAGTCCAACTTTAATCGTTGGCTTTTTCGCGAAGTGCGCGGCGACGCCCCTTGGCAGCAAGAGATAAAAATCTTTTTTTGCCATATTTTTTCATTCCGATGTGGGCCGCAAGAGCCGCAGGATCTTTGACGCCCTTCTTCTCAAGAGAGCCGATAAGCTTCTCGTAACGTCCGCCACCACCAAGTTTCATCTTGTCCATAATATGTAGAATGAGTTGTTGCTGAAGAAATTACCAAGCCGCGCATGACCAATACTTAGGCGTCGTCTTATCCTTCGCCTCCGAACAGTTATGCCGCGCACGGAAGTTCTTACGACGCTCAGGATTCGACTTCTTGATCTTCATGTCAGGATCGCCGAAGCGAACGATGACAACCTTGCCAGCAGGATTCTTGACGTACACCGCACTCTTCTTCCGCTCACCCGGCGTGTAGAACGGATTGTTCAACGTCACCTTCTTACCCTGATAGGTATTACCTTTCTTGGATAGGGAGGTTTTCATTTTTCAAGATCCTCCTTAATCATCTGATACCGATCTTGTTCCATCTTTAAAACTCTAGGCCAAAGACGCTCGAAACGATTCATCTGCGCTTGCGTGGCTTGGTCAATCGGCTTTGAGACAATGTTGAGGTATTCAGGCGTCTTCACGACACGGCCAACAGCAGCAGCGGTTGCATCGCTGATTCCTTTTCCAAACTGCCGGTATGCAGCGTATCCACCAAGACCAGTCAATGCACCCATCGGACCAGCAGCCTGAAAACCAACGTATCCACTTAAAGCTGGCAAAACTATTTCCCTGAAAACGCTGGGTTTTCCAAGATCGGAAACTTGTTCCAACTGACTAGCGATTTTCGTGATGCGAGAGACTCCATCGTCTCCAAACAATCCTTTGGTTATTCCAAAGTATTTGCCGGGAGCTTCGCTTGTTCCGACAAGATCTTTGATCTTTGCCGTGTTGATTTTGTTTCCGTCAACCGACTCAGCAATGATGCGTCCAACCAAAAGGTTTTGAGCATCGCCGATCAGGTCGGGTCTTGATTGGCCAACAGCCTTGAGGAACTGCTTGCTGCGGTAGTTGAGAGATTCCCCCTCCTTGGCAACCAAGAAATCAATCAGGCTAGAAGGTTCAAAACTTTCAAGCTGACCTCCCGGTTCTAATGCTTTTTTAACGGCTGAGTTGAACCTTCCACGCGCATTGCTGCTTGTTACGACGGCCTCTTCGAGAGCTTTGTAAAGCGGTTTTCCGCTTTGCGTCTCAATGTTTCTTATAACGTCGTCCAGCTTTATGGTGTCCAGAACATCAACGTTTTTAGAGCGAGCATCTCGAACCTTAGATTCAATAGTCGCGAGAGAATCAATGATTCGCTGCTCCCTTGATGTTATGTTTTCGGCCTTGAGGGTTGCCTTTGCTTTTGCGATGTCGCCTTCTTGCTTGATTGCTGCTTCAAGTTTTGACTGCGCTCCAGAGATGTTGTTATCGACATCTTTTCTTAAGACTTCGATTTGGCCTTTCAGATCGTCTGCTTGTTTTTCAAAAGATGCCTTCTGGTTGACCAATGAGCTATACTTTGAGGCAACATCGGTTATCTCTGAAATGTCTGGAAACAATTCATCAATAACTTCTTTTTGAAGCCCAGTCGCTTTTCCGCTGTTTCCTGCGGTAATCGATTTCAGGAAATCGTTCGGGTTTTCACCGCGTGACTGAATGAAAACAAACTGCCTCAAATCCGGCTTTATCTCATCGTATCGAGTTCCGAGGAGATTTTTAAGGAGCCTCAGATTTTGAGGTCCAGTTGCGCCAGCAATAGTTCCAACGATTCCCGGCATTCCTCCACCCTCACCGGCCTCTCGTAAAATTTTGTCAGCAAAAAAACCTTTGAATCTGGAAATTCCTTCTCGATACGCAGCGTTTTCTTGCTGCAAAGCTGTTTTAAGGGCAGGGTTGGACGCTAAAGCCTCATCAAGCTGTGAGTTAATTTGATCAAGATCTTCAAAAACTGAATAATCAGCTTTTTGAACAGGCTTATCGAACTTGATTTTGCGAAGAATATTTGTGCGTTTCTGACGCAGTTGATTTACCGTGTACTCTTT